CAGAGTTCTCTTTGTTGATCCAAGGAAGCATGAGGAACTTTTTACTTCCAAGTTTGAGGTGCTTTGGTTCTGAGTAGATGGTGATGTTGTCATACTGCTCTAGCAGAAGTTCAGGTGAGTTGATGCGGTTGGTGTTCTTGTAATATGTGCAGTGGTTTCCCAGCAGCATATGAACTTTGTAATCTCTCAGACGCTCAAAGTAATTATCCCTGACGCGGTGGAAAGTATTGAAGTCCATTGACTTTCGGTTATCAAAAGTATCACCAAGGTCAATGACAGTAGTGATACCTTCTTTCTCAAGAGTGGGGAAGAAAATATTGTCATAGAACTTTTGGAAGTAATCCCAGAATGCTAGCGAACCTTTACGTCCATCTAGGTGCTGGTCTGTAATAAGTGCGATCTTCATAATTTACCACCAACTACTCCATCAAATTGCTGGGAAGTTGTGCAGTTTGCCCAGTTGGTAGCGACACCTTCCATGTGGAATCTCGTTCCCGCCACGACAACTTCTTTCGTAAGTCCTGTGATGAGAGCCTTGCCATCCTCACCAAAGCTATTCCACGTTCCAAACCTTGACGCTGCAACTCTGAATTTTCCATAGGGTGTTTCATACCATTCATAATCTTGTTCTTCACTCATCGGTTCATTCTAGTTTCAATGTTTTCTTTGATGCTACCCATGTCAGAATAGGAAGCGTTCATACCTGACATACTACCATCATATGTGTCAGTGTGCATAACTTCGTCATATCCTGAACGCTCTAGGATCTTTCCTTTAATCTCTAGTTGCTTTTTCTCTTTCTGAATGCGGCGTAAGAAAGCGTAGTAAATGATTTGTGTGAAGTAGGCAAACGGGTTCTTTGATTTCTCAGGATCAAAGTTGTCAATATACTGAAGGCAGTTTTCAATGCCGTCGCAGATCATGTCCTCACGGAACATGTAGTTGACAAAGTTTGGTTTGTAAGACAGGTGCGTGGCAATCTTTAGGAAGCATTCTCCGATGTAGTTTGTAACACGAGGTCGTGGTTTACCTAGTTCTTTTGCTCGCTGAACTTTAATCCGATACTCGGTAATGGCAGCAAGGAATTCCTTGTTGTTCACATAGTATTCGGTTTGCTTTCTTTTTGCCATTACTGTGTATGCCACGGTTGTTCTTACATTATGTTGGTCTCAGTATAACATTTTATACTGCTCTTGTCAAAGCTTGACAGATCCTCAGAAACTTAGTAGAATAACTCTGTCAAGGGTTCAAGAGAGGTATAGCTATTAGCTTTTATTAAAGATATCTTCTAGAGTTTTTTTCATCTCTTTTACTGAACCTAAGTATCCAGAACCTCTGGGTAATTTATTCCCTCTACCAGCTAGCGATTTTCCGCTCTCTAGCTTGTTGAGGGTTTTTTCATAGAAGTCTACAATCTCACCCTCAATCTCAATCATGGTCATTATGTGATCTCTTTTGATAACAAACATTGTATCAAATGTGGCAGAGATCCATTCTTTCAAAGCAAAACCTGTTACCTCTAGATGACCTTTTCTTTGCTTGGCATTCTCAACCATGAGTGGTCTTTCTAGCATTACCTTATCTTCATCAGCAAGGTAACAGACTTTTGCTACTAACTCTTCACCAGATAATAATTTTACTGTTGCATAAAATTCTTCTTCCATATTTAATTTGCTCTAAGGTTTACTTTTATAACCTCATACTTAAAGTTCTCTTCATTGTAAATGTTTACTCTTTCATTCAAATGTCGTAAGGTGTAGTTCTGTCCGCCGATGTCATCAGCGATATCGTATAAGGTTGCGATGTCTTTGCCTTCGCCTTTCCTGAGAACACGTCCGATAGACTGAAGATTACGAACACGAGACTTACTCGGGGAAGCAAAGATAATATTGTGAAGTCGTTTGATGTTGATACCTGTAGAGAAGGTTCCGTAAGAGGCAATGATAACAGCGTTGTTCTCAGTCTCAGTAATCTGTCGGACTTGTTCTCGGTCTTCTACATCAGTTCCACCATGAACGAAAAAGATTTTCCGCTCGGGGTCTATGGTGTTATTTATCAATTCGAAAAGTGGTTCACCATGCTTCTCAACATAGTTGAACAATACAAGAGTGTTCCCTTCTATGTCCTTGACTAGGTTTTTGATAAGATTATTTCTGCCACGATGCTGAACAAGATAATCAATTTCATCATGATAACTTTCAAAGTATTGCGGAGCGTGCTTACATAGCAGCACTTTGATCCTAAATTTACTTAGGTGCCCTTGACGAATTAGATCATCTGTTTTAGTTACACGCTCACAATTACCAAATAAACCTTCTAATACCCACTTATGTGTTTTACTACCGTCAAGGGTGCCCGTAAATCCAAACCTATATTTCGCATTATGAAGTTTCGTCATAATGCCTGTTAATGACTTAGACTTGAAGAGATGAGCTTCATCTCCAATCACACAATCGATGTCATCAAAATATCTCTTGGGAAACTTATAGATAGATTGCCAGGTAGAAATGATGATTGGTTTATCAGTATTCTTATCTTTGCCAGAGTAAATCTTATGAACATGATCGTCAGCATTCCATCCGTAGTCATTAAAGTCATTGACCATCTGTTCTACCAAGGACGTAGTAGGGACGATGATGAGCGTCTTCTTGTTGGTAGCAGTATAGTATCTGACGAGGGAATAGATCATCAGAGATTTACCACTCCCCGTAGGAGAAAGTAAAAGTTTGCGGTTGTTCTTTATCGCTTCGTATACCGCATGGTATTGATAGTCGCGTGGAGCAATTCCCGCTCGGGTGATTTTGTCCATAAAGGTTTTGATACCAGCAGGAGACACAAAATCATTTGTCTCTTCAACATCTCCATACCAGTCATTCTTTTCATACTCAATTTGATATTGTCTTTCATCTGCCCAGACCTTAAGGTGCTCCATCAAACCGCCATAGAGTTCACCAGTGCCAGGGGAGTATAGACGAATAGTTCCATCCCAGTATTTGTATCTGGGGTTCTTCTTCAGGAACTTTGCTTCGGGAACCTCAAACGAAAAATAGTCCGCAAGCTCCATATGAACATGGGGCTCCACGGACTGAACTGTAACGTATACTTCGTTTTTCTTTTTAATACTCAGAGTGGTCATCATTGTCCATTTACAAATTTCTCCCACTCAATGGCACTCTTGATCTGGAAACCTCTGTTAGAAATTTGCTTCATGACTTGATCCAACCAGTAAAGCATCTGGTCTAGATATTTGATCTTCGCCTCAAGGTTGATGATCTCTTCATCTGCCTCAAGATAAGTTTTCATTTTTTCTGAAGTCTTGATGCTTGATCCAAATGGTTTGGCGGCGTAAGTCTTGGCGTCTGCTTCACCAGAATAATACTCACGTTTTTCCTTCACCACTTTACGGATCTCAAATTCCAGCGAGGTTTTGATCTGCTGAATGTCAGTGTAATGGTTTAAGTATTTATTATGTTGAAAAGGGATGTCTAAAGCAAGTTGTCCCAAATCTGTGGTATACTGTTTGTTCTTGAATTGAAAATCAACTGCAGAATCTTCTGCCCAGTCTTCTCTCAATTTTTCAAATTTATTACGAAGAGATTCAAAATTCATGAAAGTGATTTAAAGTTTTCATCGCGAATAGTGTAGGTCTCAAACTTAAACGTTACGTCCGCAAGCAAGTATTCTACATCCCCCACTGTAGCATCAAAGGGGACACTAGACAAGCTTATTGGAAATATGTTTATAAACTCTACGATATGATTCACATTATTATGCGATGTCATAATTTGAAGTCTGGCATTTGAGTACGCATCAGGACCATCGGACTTTCCTTCTGCCAAACCATATTTTTTAATCCAGTTGTGGATGACCAAATAATTTTTTAGATCTTCATCAATAATAAATCTTACATTTAAATCTCCATAAGAAACGCCACCACTAGAGACAATGGGGACGTTTCTAAATGGAGTATTGACTTCAGCGAATGGCATAGCAATCTCTGGGATGCTAGCAGACTGGCAAAAGAAATCCACTCCATCAAAAATTTCAAGATCTAGTTTGAAACCTACAGGAGATAAAAAATTTCTATTACTAGGTTGCTCTGAAATCCATTCAGCAGGCATGTCAACTTCCCAAGCTACCTAGTATTTATGGGTTGTTAGGATCAAGACCTAAACTGATCAGATACTCTCTCCACCATAGTGGATCTTTTTTAGTTTTCCATTGTGGAACTTCACGACCCTGTTCAGAATACCATTCTTCCAATGCATCATCTATAGTCTGTGCGATCTCCATATTCCTCTTCCTCTTCATCAACGTCAGCATATGGATTCTCCAAGAAGGGTCCTCGTTCTCGTAGAGGTTCTTTTCTGACATAATCCGTCTCAGCATTAACAGCTTCAATCCAAACAGCAAGTTTCATTACTATGTAGATGAGAGCAAGTGGAATAAAGCAAGCGATAAGAGTTAGTTGATACTTCATTGATCATCCTCGTCATGGTCATAACTTAATCTGCAATCCCAAAGATCTTCATCCCACTCAGGTTCATACAGTGGGCATGGTTCTTCAAAGAGATGACCCATTCTTAGTTGTAGGATTCTCTCTCGTAAGGATTTGTAAAATTCTCTCTTCTGTTCAGGATCCATTAATTAGTATATTCATCTAAGATGTTTAGAATTTGATTGAGTGAATAGTGCGCTCCATCCAACCATTCATCACTAGCGCCGTCGTATTTACCTTCGTAGAGTTCAGTTTTTAGTTTAAGCACTCTAGGTAGAATGTCAACTTTTTGCATTCTTCCTCTTGGCATTATCCTATAAGCAAGTAATACTATTTAATAAAAAAGGGACCCCGAAGGGTCCCTTGTGTTGATTTGTGAATGAGAATCACATGAGGTTCTCAATTCTAACACGACGATAATACTGGTTGCGTGAAGCGGTGAGTGCTTCAGCATCAGGAGTACCGTTAGACTGGACAACGAATGGGTTAGCAACCATGCCGTAGCGAGTCTTAAAGCCAATCTTAGGCTGGAAGGTGTCAGGACCGATTGAACGGACCATCTGGAGGGGTACGTATGGGCAGTAGAAGAGACCTGCGTCATAAGGTGAAGTACCCTTATAACCAACAACGTAGTAGTGGCTGCTGGAGACGTTCGCAGAATAAGGATCAACGTAGACCTTGATGCGACCGTTCATGGTGCCGACTAGGAGGTTGCCAGTGTCATCAACTTCACCGATGGAAGGACCACCAGCGCCAGTTAGACCTGAGGAGTAGTCAAGGGTGCCGCTCATAGCGAGAGCAGAAGCAACATCAGCAGAAGTGATGATGAAGTTGCCCTTTCCTCTACGAGTCTCTTGTGCGATTGCGTTAGCGTCACGCTCAATCTGGAACATTAGACCCTTGAATTTCTCAACGGACCAACGACCGTTTGAGTCAACGTCAAGGTCAAAGCGACCAGCGTTAGCAACGTTGTTCTGAGCACCAGGCTTAGCGATGGTGTATACAGTACGAACGACTTCGCGGTTGATTTCAGCAAGGATCTCGCTTGAAAGGATGTTAGCGAGTTCTTGCTCAGCATCAAGACCATGGATTGCCTTGAGGTCTTGTGCTAGTTCTAGGGTGTACTCAGCTTTGAGTGCTCTTGACTTCGCAGTAACGGAAGTCTTCTCAATGCTGAATGACATTTCGCGGAAGAGTTTGCCGCTTTCGCCTAGAGCTTCAGCATCTTCACGTGCCATTGGGGTGACGCCACGGTCATAGGTTCCAGCAGGGGAATCGTTGAGTAGACCAGGATCGTTACCAGCAACTGGGTTAGCAGTATCGTATGCGTTTGCAGTTGCGTCATAACCTGCAGAGAAGTCGCTGTCGGGCTCGTTGTAGAGTGCCTCAACACCACCACGACCTTCGTAGTGTGACTTCATTGCGAAGATTAGTCCAGTAGGACCAGACATTGGTTGAACGCCGCAGATGTCGTAAGCAACGAGGTTAGGCATTGCACGACGGATGAGGCTGATCATTACAGGATCAAATCCAGCAAGACCACCAGTCTGGGTGGTTAGACCTGAACCTGAGAGTGCGTTACCACCGATAGCACCAGCAGAGTTACCTGCAGCACCACCAGCTTCTGCTAGCATACCGCGCTCTTCGCGCATGAATCTTTCTTGGTTTTCTAACAGAACAGCGGTAACACTCTTTCTATAGTTGTCGGTGATGGCGGATGAGCCTTCATGACCTAGAACAGGTGCCCACTTTTCTGTTAGAGCTTGTGCGTTAAACATTTTTAGCTCCGATTGGAAAATAAGGGGGTTAATTTATAATCACTTCCAGCGATTCATTGCCTGAAGATATGCTGCCATTGCTGGTGACATTTCTTCTGACTCAACTGGAGTTTCATCTGCAACCTCTGCTGCAGGTGCAGTTGCTTCCTTGAAGTATGACTCCTTAATGGTTGCAACTTTCTTGGAGAATGCTTCTTCGGAAACAAACTCTAGACCCTCAGCAAGTGCTGCGAGTTTTTCTTTCTGAGTATCTGCTAGTCCTTCCGAAACAGTGTTCAGAATGTTGAGTTTGGCAGACTCATTTAGACGATTTTGTAGTTTCACATTTGCTTTGACCTGTTCGTCAAGGCGCTCTTCCATCTCACGAATTGATTCAGCCATACCCTCTACCACGTCAACTTTGTCGTCGGGGATAGAGATGTAGTGCTCTTCAAAGAGATTCTTCAGACCTGCGATGAAGTCTTCAGTGATCTCATTTCTGATGCCACGGTCAACAGCTACTTGATTCTCTTCTAGCCATTGAGTGACTGCGTAGTTTACAGTTCCGTTAACTTCCTCAGAGAGTTCTGCCTTTGCAGACTCAAGTTGCTTCTCTAGTTCGTTAGCGAAATGCTCTACAAGCTTGTCATACTCTTCCGAGATCTTTGCTTTGACTGCCGCCTCAAAGATGGTCTTTGCTTTCTCTGCAAATTCTTCGGAGAGTTCGGTTCCCTCAAGAAGTGCCTTAACGTCGTCAGAAACGTCAATGCTCTCAAATGCGGGTTTGATAGGATAAGATACGTCGGGACCTTTACCAGTTCCGTATGCGACTTCAGCGCCTACAGATGGTTGTGGATCTTTGCCAGGTTTGCCAGCGGTTGAGGTAACACTGCTGTCTTGTGAGACAGGTGCTGCTGCCTTAGCGCCAGGATTCTCTTCGCCTTCTTCCTTGTTAGAATGAAGGGGTTCAGACTGGGAACCACCAAGATCAGTTTGTGACTGATTAGGTGCAACCGATGTAGGAACAGTAGGCATTGGATCTTTGCCGCCGCCGCGCTGTTGTGGATCACCCGAA